TAGAAAAATAATTGAGGATTTGTAATGGCAAAAAAGAAACCGTTTATGTATATGTCGTCGAACGAATGGCTCGGCGACTCAGTTACACATTTTATGAAAACTGGCAACGCACTGCGTTCGGACGAAAATGATGAACTATCAAACATTTCTAATTTGATTCCTAAGAATATAAATGGCGTAAAAGTTGAATATGATATCTCGTACGAATCACCAAAAGATTGCATTCATGGTTACAAGTATACAGACTTGCTGACTAAGGTTGTAATGATTTCACCATGCAACTCTACGATCTCTGTTCAAAATTTGATTAATGTAATTAAGAAAGGACCAACCGAAGAAGGTCTTGCCATTCTTGCTAAACTCAAAGCTAATCTAACTGACAAGTATTTGCTTGACGAAGAAAGCGATCTTCCTGTAAAAGAACTTGTAATTCTTCCAGGAACTAATCTGCTTACTAAAGAGGGTGGATGGTGTGACATGGAAAAAATTGACGAGTTAGTCGCGAATGGAGCTTATGTTAAGTTGCATCCGATTACTGCTAAGGTCTGGCAAACAATGTTGGCTAAACGGTGGGGCGACAAGTGTATCAACAACGACGTAGCTCTATATCCATTATTAAAGAAATGCGACAAAGCATACTTCTGTATGAGTTCTGAGACAGGATTATCAGCTACTATCTTAGGAAAGAAACTTGGTCTTATCGATCTAAAAGAACGTAAGAGCCGTGGAACGTTTGAGAATGTATACAATGCTCTCGATAGATGTAATGTCAAGGATACTCTCTATAACAAACTCGCTGCTTTGTTTTCGCATACTGAATCTGGATTTGTTTGCGTTTATCACGACAACTATCAGGAACGAATCGATAAGTATTTTACTCACATGAAAGAAACATACAAGCACAAAGAATGAAAACTTTAGTTATTATAGCAACGCATCATGGGTCGTTTCTAACAATCAAATCAGCCTTAAAGAACTCTTCGCACGATAAGCTAATAGTTTTGGTGCCCCGATCTCAAGTCGACAAGTACAATAAAATGTACGAAGAGAACATTCACAAAAGTTCTGAGTTTGAGATATTCAAAGACTACGATAAACTAGTTACTAACTTCTGTGGAACAGAAGTGTTTGTAGTTGATGAATGGGATCAAAACAACACCGTTAGTTCTACGATAGATGTATTGGCTGGTCTTAATAGTAAAGGAAAACATTTTGTTGTTGCGGCTGGTGTCTTAATCCTTAAAGATCCATTTACAGAAGAAGTTATAGATCTTCTAGAAACTCATAAATTAGCGATTAGCAAACCTCGTGTTTATGGTGACAACAAACGACTAAGCATGTATCACATGATCGGGCTTCCTAAAAATGACAGCACGTTTGATGCTAATGTGTTTGCTGTAAATATGAATAAGGTTGAAGAAATTCCTACTGTTGATGGTGTGTTATTACAACAACTATTAAATACCAAACAACAGTTTAATCTACCTCGTAAATATAATATGAAGCATGATGTGTTAATTGGTACTGCGATTTCAGCCAGAGAAACAGTAATGCATAATACAAGGGCTTCTAAATCTATCGTAATTAACTTTTGGATGCCAGCTATTAAGAAATACGAGGATCTGTATCCAGAAGAAACGTTCGGATATCCGTTTGATATCTACCTCGATTATGCCGAGCAGGTCGAAGATTATCTACCAGCTTCAACATATAATAGAATTAAACAAAACGGTGAAGCTACTAAATACTGGATAAAGGATATTCGAGATAATATCCTCGGATAACACGGAGAATAAACATGGCAGTTCCTGCTACCAGAGCTCAATTCAAAGAATATTGCCTTCGTAAACTGGGTAAGCCAGTCATCGAGATTAACGTCGACGACGACCAAGTCGAAGACCGTATTGATGAGTCCATTCGTTATTTCTGGGATTATCACTTTGATGGTTCACACAGAACCTACTACAAGCACATAGTAACAGGCGATGATTTAACAAACAAGTATATTACGATGCCTGAGAACATCATCGGTGCGATTAATATCTTTGACATCGGCGATGCTGTAAACACAAATAATCTGTTCAATATTCGTTATCAGATTGCTCTAAATGACTTGTATACTTTAACCAGCCAGTCAATGGTGCCATACTTTATGGCTATGCAACACATTCAGTTCCTAGAAGAATTGCTAGTCGGTAAACAACCAATTCGCTACGAGCGCCATCGCGATCGTTTACACATTGATATGGACTGGAACAAGTTAGATGTAGGGCACTATATTATCGTAGAAGCATACGAAGTTGTTGACCCAGATGTATGGACTGATGCATGGGGCGATCGTTGGCTTCAGAACTATTGCACCGCAAAGATTAAGTATCAATGGGGTTCAAATCTAACCAAATTTACTGGTCTAAATCTTCCTGGCGGTGTACAGTTTAATGGCGAGAAAATTCTAGACGACGCAGCTGCTGAAATTGCCAAGATGGAAGAAGAAATGCTGAATAGCTACTCGCTTCCAAATATGGATATGATTGGCTAATGGCCACCAACTTTTTCTTTAACAATTTTCAATCTTCGATGGAGCAAAACTTAATCGAAGATTTAGTTGTGGAATCAATTAAAATCTACGGTATTGATTTGTATTATCTACCGAAGCGTGTTGTAGCCAGAGATACTATCTTCCGCGAAGAAGAATTAGCAACCTATAATACCGCGCATCCTATCGAGATGTACATCAAGAACGTCGATGGATTTGAAGGCGAAGGCGATTTTATGTCGAAGTTCGGTCTTGAGATTCGCGACAGAATTACATTTACTGTTTCGCGTCGTAGTTTCGCAGCCGAGGTTCTAACACAAGAATCAGGTATGTTGCGTCCATTAGAAGGCGATCTAATCTGGTTTCCACTGACTCGTAAGATGTATAAGATTAAATTTGTTGAGCACGAAGCTATATTCTATCAATTAGGTTCACTACAAACATATGACATGACTTGTGAGTTGTTTGAATTTAACAACGAAACATTCGATACTGGTATTCCAGATATCGACCAAGTCTATGCTGAGCTTGATGTTGATATTGGAACTGCTGTGGCTACATCTGTGGCTCTAACAGATGTTCAGGCTCAAAACGAAATCTTTGAAGCTGATGGTCAGTCAGGTATCCTTGACTTTAGTGAAATGGATCCTTTCAGTGAAGGCAACAACTACTAAGGAGAAAGTGTTATTTTTGGTCACGAGTTTTACCACGAACATTTACGCAGATATATCGTTGTATTTGGAACGATGTTTAACAACATCGTTGTTTCAAGAAAGACAACTGCTGGTGTAGTTGACAAACGAATTAAAGTTCCTATCTCATATTCACCACGCGATAAACTATTAGCACGTATCGAAACCGATCCTAATCTAAGAAAGCCAGATGCGGTTTCTTTACCACGTATGGGTTTCGAAATGACTTCTATGACGTATGCTGGCGAGCGCAAATTAAGTACAATTAAAAAGTTTACTGCAGCTGGAACTAATGGAACCAATCGTACAATTATGTATGCGCCAGTTCCATACGATGTAAACTTTCAACTGAGCATTATGGTAAAGAACGCAGAAGACGGTACTCAAATTCTTGAGCAAATACTTCCATTCTTTACTCCAGAATGGACTAACACAGTTCAACTAATAGACGATATGGATATTAAATTAGATATCCCGCTCGTTTTACTTTCTGTTTCTTCAGACGACACGTACGAGGGAGATTTTGAAACTCGCCGTGCATTAATCTGGACTTTAGATTTTACTATGAAGTGTTACTTCTTTGGTCCAACAAAAACTAAGAAACTAATTAAATTAGCAAATGTCAATTTCTTTATCGATGGATTTGATACAGCTATTGGTTCTTCAAATACTGTTCAAGAACGAGTAACAATACAACCAGGATTAATACCAACAGCGAACCTAGCTGGAACAATTTCTTCTGCTAACTTGGTAGTAACAGGTTCAGGAACCTCGTTTTCCACGACTATGGCTGTTGGTAATTATGTAAAAGCTGCTAATCAGTTTAAGCGTGTTACGGCGATTGCCAACAATATTTCTATGACGGTTGATTCAGCGTTCAGTACAAACTTGGTTTCTAATACTTACCAGTCGACGTATAATGGAACTGGTACATCTAATTCTTCACTAACAATTAACAAAGATTTTATCTTGGTTACTGACGATTGGGACTATATCGTAACGATAGAAGACGTATAAAATATGAACAGTATTATGGATAACTTGACCAAAGCATTAGAAATGAATCCTCTTGTGGTCGAAGAACAAAAAGAAGAACAACTTCCTGCAGTCGTCGAAGAAACTAGCGACGCAGAGCAGGACTTTGAGCTTGCGCGCAAAAATCTACAGGAACTTGCGAAGAAGGGTAACAAGGCACTCGACGAGTTGATTATGCTGGCCAAGAACAGCGAGCATCCTCGTGCGTACGAAGTGATTGCTACGCTAATCAAAACATTGGCTGATACCAACAAAGACTTGCTTGAAACACGCAAGCGCAAAATTGATATCGACAAATCTCGCGGTGCATCACCAAACGGCGACGCCAAGACAGTCAACAATAATTTATTTGTAGGCTCTACCGCTGAGTTACAAAAATTTCTAAAAGAACGCGCCAAGAATCTGGAGTCGGATGAATGAGTGCAGTGCTCGAAGAAGATTATGATGTTGAGATTGAACATAGTGGTGTAAATGGTAACTCACTTCTAAAGCCAGCTGGTACTCAAATTGAATGGCAACCATGGCAGATCGAAGAATATCTAAAGTGTAAGGAAGATCCAATTTACTTCTGTGAGAAATATGTAAAGATTATCTCTCTTGACCATGGTGTCATTAACTTTAAGATGTTCGACTTTCAGAAGCGGTTCGTTAAGGCTGCCAAAGAAAATCGCTTTACTATCGTACGATGCGGTCGTCAGATGGGTAAGACTACAACTGCGACTGGCTTATTGCTACACGAAGGCTTGTTTGCTGACAATCCATCGTATATCGCTATCCTCGCTAACAAGATGGATACGGCTCAGGAAATTCTTGACCGCATTCAAATGGCATACGAAAACTTGCCAATCTGGTTACAGCAGGGTGTCGTGGCTTGGAACAAACGAAGCTTCGCTTTGGAAAATGGCGCCAAGTTTATCTGTGCGCCTACATCAAGTTCTGCGATTCGTGGTAAGTCTATTTCAGTACTATACCTCGATGAGTTCGCTCACATTCCACCGCACATTCAGCTAAAGTTCTTCACCGCTACCTATCCTGTAATTTCGTCTGGTAAACAGACCAAGATTATCATTACGTCCACGCCAAATGGTATGGAACTGTATTACAAGCTGTGGACTGATGCCATCAAGAAACGAAATAGTTACACAGCAGTAGACGTTCACTGGTCTGAGTATCCTGGTCGTGATGACAAGTGGAAAGAAGAAACAATTAACAATACCTCTCCTGAGCAGTTCCGTCAGGAATACGAGGTCGAGTTCCTCGGTTCTAGCAATACTCTAATCTCGGCTGAGTGTTTACAGCGTCTAACCTATGAAGATCCTATTTCTACTCATGGTTCTACTAGGATCTATTCGCTACCGAATCCAGAACATCGTTATGTAATGACAGCAGACGTGGCACGAGGTGTCGGTGGTGACTATTCTACATTCGTTGTTATAGATGTCACCGAGTTTCCGTATAGAGTGGCTGCGGTCTATCGAGACAACATGGTAGAACCACAAATGTTCCCACACTTTATCAATGAATCTCATAAGTTCTATAACTTCTGTCCAATTTTAGTTGAAACTAACGACATTGGTCAGCAAATAGCCGAGATGTTAATTACAGATTTTGAGAGCGAGGGAGTGTTAAGAATTACTCAAACTGGTCGTAAGGGTCAGGTTCTGGGTGGTGGCTTTAACAAACAATCAAGAGTTGGTCTAAAGACAACCCAAGCTACAAAGCGTGTCGGTTGTTTGAACATGAAGGCTTTGATTGAAAATAGTAAATTGATTATTAACGACTTCGATCTTTTGAGTGAACTCACTACTTTTATAAGTAAAGGGACGTCTTATGAAGCCGAGTATGGTAAGCACGACGACCTTGTTATGTGTTTGGTATTATTTGCTTGGATGACAAATCAAAATTATTTCAAAGATTTATTAGAAACCGATGTCAGAAAGAACTTAATGGAAGAGCGAGAAAAAGAGTTGGAAGACGACATGTTACCATTCTTTTCCGATGATGGAATGGGCTTCGAAGACGAAGTCCATATATCTGCATTCGACCGTGAACTATTCTTCTAAAACCGTATTTTACTAAATATATTACAAATATTATTATATTTCTGGCTCTATTTTTGAACAAGGAGAAACAAGATGGCATTCCAAGTCAGTCCAGGTATCAATGTAAGAGAAATTGACCTGACCACCGTCGTACCAGCGGTTTCCGCTTCAGTTGGTGCGTTTGCAGGCGTCTTTGGCTGGGGTCCAGCTGAAGAACGTGTGCTAGTCAGTTCTGAAAACTCTCTTGTAAAGATTTTCGGTAAGCCTACCGCAGACAATTACGAAACATTCTACACAGCAGCTAACTTTCTATCGTATGGCAACGCTTTATACGTTGTTCGTGCTATCGATACAGCTGCTAGAAACGCACAGGCTAATACCAGTGCTGAAACTACAATTCAAATTAAAAACCTAGCAGATTATGAAGATGGTATTACAGCTGGCGCTAACGCTGTTTACTATGCTCGCTATGCTGGTACACTAGGTAATTCACTAAAGATCTCTGTTTGTGACTCGGCAAATGCTTATAGCAATGCCCTGGACATGACAGACGGTTCAGCCACGATTGAAGGCACGCTAACACTTGTTCCAAACAGCCTAACTGCTAACTTAAGAGTTGTTTCTGCTGTATCGAACACTGCTGCTAATACTTCTGCTACAAACATTATCGGTAAAATTAAAGTCGGTGATTATCTAGTTGTAAATGGCCAAGGGCAATATCTAAAAGTAGCTTCGCTTGGAGCTGCTGCTGAAACTGGTAATGCCAGCGTATTCAGTGCACAAGCTGTAATTACTTTCGATAGCAAGTTTACTGGTTCTGCCAACGCGACTGCTAACTCTTCAAACGCACTAACTCGTTACTGGGAATTCTACAATCAAGTAGATAAAGCTCCAGGACAGTCGACCTTTGTTGCTGCTTATGGTAACACTGCGGCAAACGACGAACTACACGTTGTTGTAGTTGACGAAGATGGTCTATTCAGCGGTACTAAGAATGCTGTTCTAGAAGTATTTGAAGGTCTATCCCGCGCTACAAACGCTAAAGGCGAAAACGGTCAGACTCTTTACTATAAAGACGTAATTACAACTGACTCTGAGTATATCTACTGGGCTAATCATCGTGCTGGTGCTCCAGCTGCTGTTGCTCTAAGCGTCACATCGTCGGCTCAAACCCTACCAATGACTCTATCGTTCTCGAATGGTGTTGATACTTCGACAGAAAGTTCGGTTACACTAGGAAATCTTGGTACTGCATACGACCTATTCAAAGACAAGAACGTCGTTGACGTTTCTCTAGTCATGACTGGTCGTGCTGGCTCGGGTGTTGCTAACTATGTAATCGACAATATCGCTGAAACTCGTAAAGATTGCGTAGCTTTCGTTTCGCCAACTCGTTCGACTTCGGCTGATTCGATCGTAACTTTCCGTAATCTTCTATCGTCGACTTCGTACGCTGTAATCGACTCTGGTTACAAGTATCAGTATGACCGTTATAACGATATCTATCGCTACATCCCATTGAATGGTGATATCGCTGGTCTATGCGCAAGAACTGACGAAACTCGTGACCCATGGTTCTCACCAGCTGGTTTCACTCGTGGTCAGATTAAAAATCTAGTTAAGCTAAACTTTAATCCAAACCAAACTGAGCGCGATCTTCTTTATAAGAACGGTGTAAACCCAGTTGTTACTTTCCCAGGACGCGGTACTGTTCTGTTCGGTGACAAAACAATGTTGGCTAAACCATCTGCGTTTGACCGCATTAACGTTCGCCGTCTATTCATCGTACTAGAGAAAGCGATTTCTACTGCTGCTGAATTTGCTCTGTTTGAATTCAATGACGAGTTTACTCGTGCGCAATTCAAGAATCTAGTTGAGCCATATCTGCGTGAAGTACAAGGTCGCCAAGGCATTACCGATTTCAAAGTAATCTGTGATACCACTAACAACACTGGTGATGTAATTGATCGTAACGAATTTGTTGGTGACATTTATATCAAGCCAGCTCGTTCGATTAACTTCATCCAGTTGAATTTTATCGCTGTACGCTCTGGTGTTGAGTTTAACGAAATCGTTCAAGGAGCATAAGAAATGGCATTTAATGTAAATGAAATTAGACAAAACATGATTGGTGACGGTGCTCGTCCGTCACTATTCGAAGTAACAATGGTCAACCCTATCTCTAGAGTTGGCGATGAAACACTTCGTTACATGGTTCGTGCTGCTCAATTACCAGCTTCTAATCTTGGTTTAATCGAAATTCCTTATTTCGGTCGCCGTATTAAAGTTGCTGGTAGCAGAACTTTTGATAACTGGAATGTAACTATCATGAACGACGAAAACTTTGCGGTTCGTCGTGCTATGGAAGCATGGTCTTCAGCTATCAACAGTAATCAAACCAATCTAAGAAGCGTTCCTAGCTATCGTACGACTGCTGATGTTATTCAGTATGGTAAAGATGGTTCAGAAATACGTCGCTATCAATTCGTAAATATCTTCCCACTTTCAATTTCTGCAATAGATCTAAGCTGGGATAACGGTGATGCGATTGAAGAATACACTGTAGACTTCGCATTCGACTACTGGACTGTAGCCGATGGCGAAATTATCCAGTAAAAAATGACTTGATTTGGAACGCTACATATAATGTGTAGCGTTCCTTCCAGTCGGAGAAAAATATAATGGCTCAGTTGTTTGGTTTTGAAATCGTAAGAAAAAAAGAAGCAGAAGAGAAGGCGCAGCCTGATCGCTTAGTAACATTTGCACCCGAGATTAAAGATGACGGTGCTGTTGTTGTAGCGGAAGGTGGCGTCTTTGGCACATATCTAGATCTCGAAGGTTCAGCTCGTACTGAATCAGATCTAGTTGCCAAGTATCGCGAGATGTCACTTCAACCAGAAGTTGAATCCGCGATCGACGATATTGTAAACGAGTTCGTTTCGTACGACTCAGATTATAAGTTAGTTGATATCAACCTAGACGATCTAGAGTTTGGTAACAAAGTAAAAGATAAGATTCGCGAAGAGTTTAAGACTATCGTTCAGTTGTTAGACTTTAATAACAGTGGCTACGAAATCGTTCGTCGTTGGTATATTGATGGTAGATTATATTATCACACAATTATTGACGTACAGAATCCACGCGAAGGTATTCAAGAAATTCGCTATATCGATCCGCGCAAGATCCGCAAGATCCGCGAGATTAAAAGAGTTCGTAGAAACTCACAAGCATCAACTGCAGGTCAGCAAGTTCATACAACAGAAACGAAACAAGAATACTACATGTATTCTGAGCGTGGTTTTGGTGG